ATACAGTTTGTGCAAACGCCACTCGGCAAAATCCTAATGATTGCCATTGATCAGATCATTCATATACTATTTCTCTTTCCGATTGCCTATATGATCCTGCAAAGATTATTTGTGGAGGTTGGATGATAAATTGGGATATATGTAAGAAGGTTCTTGTGGCACTGGCTGTACGTAAGATAGGTCGGACACATAGTGAGAGAACGGCCAAAGCATATGATGAGTGCAGTGTCTGGTATGAAGAACAATTTGAGACTGACAAAGATGTTTGGTATCTGTGTTGTATCTGTGGAGAAAAGATTGTTTCCTATCCAGTTGATAGGTATGTAATAGCTAGGCCCCTGATGATATCGGCAGCTGAGAAACATGGGATACAACATCTCAAAGAAAGTAATCTTTTACCGTTTCTATGAAAGAAATTAGGATGATAGGTTGGATCAAAAGAAGTGATGATTACTATACGCACGAATCTGAATTAGGAACGGCCTCGGTGCACGAATTATCAACTAATAAGTGGCAATGGGAAGCTCATTCATCTAATAGTATGCAAATGTTGGATATGGATTGTTGGTGGGGGCGAGCCTCTTCATTGGAGGAAGCTCAACTGGATGTTGAGCGAGAATTGTCCCGCTGGTCAATCTAAAAAATTGCCGCCTCTTGACGCCGTAATTTGCAGGAATATATTGCGGAGGGTGGTCGAGCTACGCTCACTCAACGAGGACAATAAACAATGAAACTGAATGAGGCCAAGCCATATTTCGAGTCGTCAGGAGATTTGGAAGAGCATTTCTTTTCCATTCAAGATCAAGGAATGATCTTTGATATCTTGCGTAGCAAGATGTACTCAAATCCTATCCTGGCTATTTGTCGCGAGATTACCAGCAATGCTCGTGATGCTCATCGAGAAGTTGGTACGCCAGAGCTACCCATCCATATTCATTTGCCGGTAGGTTTGGAACCTGAATATCGAGTCAAAGATTTTGGTCCCGGTATTAGTCCCGACCGTATGCTCAATATCTTCATCAAGTATACGGCTTCTACCAAGCGCAATGATAATATACAAACAGGTGGTTTTGGTTTGGGTGCCAAGACCCCATTCTCTTACAGTGATACTTTTATGGTGACGACGGTTGTTGATGGTATCAAGTATAGTTATGCTTGTTCCATTGATGATACCAAAGTTGGTAAATTGGTTGTTCTAAACAAACGATCTGTGGAAGAACCTAACAGCACGGAAATTGCTATTCCGGTCAAACCCATTGACTTCAATTTTTTCCGCCAATGGACAGAGCAAGCTTGTCGTCACTGGACTACTAAGCCCATTATTACGGGTAGTACTATTCAGTGGCAAACTCTCAATAAGATTATTGGTGGAGATAGGTGGGCTATTGTCTCTAATGGAGATAGCTGGAACAAAACAGCCAAGATTGTTATTGATGGTATTGAGTATCCGTTAGAATTGGATGCCCTCAGAAAATATGCCGACCCTAAAATAATTGATGCGGCTCGTGGCATTTTTGTTATGTATTATGGAGTAGGAGAGCTAAGCCTCTCTGCTAATCGTGAGCAGATTTTTTTGGACAAAGCAACCCAAGATAAAATAAAAGATCGTCTCAATGAGATTACCAAAGAGCTCAAAACTTCGGTGGAAACTAAAATCGATTCTTTCCCCGATCTATGGATGGCTAATGTCTATTATCGTAAAGAACTCAATCAAGTTTTCAATAACCTAAGTTTTATGGGACCATTGAGTTGGAAAGGTAATATTCTCAATAATGGTTATGTAGAGCTAAATTGTAAGGTTTATGGTTTTCAGCGCGGTAAGTATTCTCGTAAAACTGGTCACGATGACAAAAAGATAACCCGTTCTATTAGTAATACTTTGGATTTTCAAGAGAAGTCTCAATTATATCTGAATGATTTGCCTATCAAAGAACCAACACCTCGTCATGTCAAAAAAGCATTTGAGAATGACCCCACTCTCAACCATATCCAAGTAGTGTGTCCTAACGATAAACAGAACGAAGATGATCTCAATAAAAAGCACCATCTTGATCTAATGCTGCCCAAGAAGCTATCCGCTATTACCAAGGCATCTGCCCGAGCTTATACTCCGGCTGCCTCTCGACTTTTAGTTTTCAAGTTTGATACTGTGGCTGGTGCCTTTCGTCAGGTCAGTTATGATTTTATGGAAGAAGATCCTAATGAGAAGGTGATTTGTTTATTGAGCCGAGATAATTATCCCACTCCTCGTGCGCCTACCCTTGCTGGCAATAAAGCATTAACAAATTATGCGATTAGCTCGCTTTTGGTTCGACATCCGAAAATTTCTCTTTACGGAGTGGATAAGAATACAGATAAAGATAGGGTGGAGGAGGAGTTCTCTGATTTCAAGAGCTTAGATGAGTTTATAGATGAGAATGTTCTGAATAACAAAGCAATAAATTTTGTCGAGATAAAATTCTCACACGAACATCATTATGGGTTAGATGAACGAATGATCAATCATTTGGATGCGTTCAACTTACTTATCACAAATAACACGAGCCTGTTTCTAACTCGCCTAAAACTTCATCTAAAAATCAGAGAGTTTAGCGACAAAGACAAAGGATTATTAGATGTTTATGAATTGATCAAGGGCGAAATTACCGAGGCGGATCTAAAAACTTTTGTGCAGAATAATCCAGATTGGGATATTGAAAAAATAAATACCGAGTATACTAAAAAATATCCGTTGCTGGGAGCAATCAATATATATAATCTCTCGCAAGTTGTGGGACATGTAGCTGACTATATCAATATGATAGATAAAATCTAAAAGGAAAATAAATTATGAGTAAAGTAGCTTTTATAATTACAGATCAGAATATTACCGTCAATTATGATAATGAGACGCATATCGTCAAGCGTAGCGATGCTTTGGGGGATCGTCTTATCAAGGCCCTCAAAGAAAACAGACTAAGTGAAATTCCTAGTTTGGTTTCTACCGCCAAACGTATTGAGACCTTTTCCAAGGGCGCTTTTACAGTAGTCAATGGACGGGTACAGGTCAATGGTTCTCCTGCTGCTCAGGTTTTGAGCGATAAGATTATTCGCTTCTCCAATGATGGTTTGCCTTTTCAACCTTTGCTTCGATTTGCTGAGAACCTAAACAACAACCCCTCATTCCGAGCCGTACAAGAACTATATACATTCTTAGAGAAGAATGACCATCCCATCACGGAGACTGGCAACTTTATCGCCTACAAACGAGTTCGAGACAATTTCAAGGATATCCATTCTAATACCTTTGACAACTCGGTAGGAAATGTTGTGTCCATCAATCGCAATGAAGTAGATGAGGATTCCAGCCGCACTTGTAGTAAGGGTCTGCATGTAGCTAACTGGGACTATGCTCACACACACTTTGCTAGCTCCAATCCTAACACCGATGTAATGTTGGAGGTAGAAGTCAATCCGGCCGATGTAGTGGCTATTCCCACCGACTACTCAAACTCAAAAATGAGAGTATGTAGATATACGGTTCTGGGTGTTGTAACTCAGCCTTACGAACCCACTGTTGCTTTACGTGTGATCAATCAAGCTCAATTCGACTCCGATCTGAATGATGAGGATGAAGTAGAGGAGTGTGAGAATTGTGGTGCGGAAGTTTATGATGACGATCTTCTTTGTGAAGAGTGCCAAGATGAAGAAGCTAGCTGTGAGTATTGTGATGAACTTGATTGTCTTGGCGAGTGTCAAGACGAAGACAAGGATGAATGCGGATATTGTGGAGAGATAATTTACTCCGGTGCGTTCTGCAACTGTCAAAATGAAGATTATCCTTACGAGGATGAGTTAGAGTAATATCCTGATATAGATTATCTAAGGGAACATGATCCATCTTACCGAAAAAGCCGCTAAAATGATTGAACAAATCTCTAACGGAGATGGTGTTGGTCATTACATTGTCAGGGTCAAGGTCATAGGTGGTGGCTGTGCAGGCTTTACCAATGATCTCTTTTTTGACGATCAAATCTCTGAAACTGATGAAGTTTCAGAGTTGGATGGGGTCAAGGTGATTGTGGATCCGTTTTCTTTCCAGTATTTAGACGAAACGGTAATAGATTATGTGGAAAATGATATTGGCAGTGGTTTCAAGTTTATCAACCCTAATGCGAAAACTTCTTGCGGCTGTGGCAAGTCCACTGGATACTAACGCAAAGTTGATTGATGCTTATCAAAAATTGGTTGAAGCCCAAAAGAAAGAAAACCAAGCCCTGAGAGTTCACATAACAAAACTACAAAAATTAGTTGCCGCCCAAATTGCTTTGATTGATTTACGAAATAAACAAGCCGAAAAGTATCAAGAGCTTATTGAAGCTATCACTATTAGTCAATCATTGAGTGATAGGCCTAACTAAATAATGAAGATCGTCAAAGAATTTTATGATGAAGGCTATTGCATCAGAGAATTTCGCACCAACTGGTATTGGGGCTTAGGTGATGATGGCAATCTTTATCGTCGTTGTGATAGTACTGGCAATCAGTGGGTGGGTGTAAGTGAAGGGATGTTTTCTATTCCTCTCAACTTGCGAGATATGAAATTGATTCTCAAAGAGTTTGGGCATTTATTAGTGTGGTTATAAGGTAAGTTATGAATAAGCATCCAGTATTAGATATTATAGCTAAGAACAGCCCCCACCTCGAATGGATACAGGATAATACTGTCCTGTTAGTACGACATGGTTCTCATGCTTATGGAACTAACACGCCTACCTCCGATGAAGACTTCAAGGGGATTGCTATCCCTACCAGGAAATACTTTTTGGGTGGGCTGCATGTCTTCAAGCAAGCTGAGCTAAAAGCTCCCAATCCCGATGCAGTTATCTATGACATCCGCAAGTTCTTCAATTTAGCAGCCGATTGCAACCCTAATATTATTGAAGTGCTGCACACGGATCCCTCCGATCATTTTGTGGTATCTCCGATTGGAGAAGAGATTTTAGCTCATAAAGACGACTTTCTATCCAAGAAAATCAAGTTCACTTTTATGGGATATAGCGTTTCGCAATTGCACAGAATAAAATCTCATAAAAAATGGTTGCTCAATCCACCGTCCGCTCCACCTACCAGAGCTTCTTTGGGATTACCGGAACAGACCGTGATCCCCGCTGATCAGTTGATGGCCGCTAATGCTGAGGTGCAGAAGGAGTTAGATAGGTTTCAGCTGGATTTCATGGAAGGGTTGGAAGAGTCTCAGAAGATTGCTATGCGCGGTATTATGTCAGACATGTTGTCTGAATTGAAAATTACGGCCGACCAACACTGGCAAGCCGCCTCCCGTAAAATTGGATTGAGTGATAATTTTATTGAAGTAATGAAGTTAGAGCGACAGTATGCGGGCGCTAAGAGAGAGTGGGACCAATATCAAGAATGGAAGAGCAATCGTAATAAAGCTCGTTCTGCTTTGGAAGAAAAATACGGATACGATACTAAACACGCCTATCACTTAGTAAGGCTAATCCGTATGTGCCGAGAAATTCTTACGACAGGTAAGGTTTTGGTCAAACGACCTGATCGAGAAGAGCTATTAACCATTCGTAATGGGGCTTGGTCTTATGAACAGTTGATTGAGTTTGCTGAGCGTGAAGAAAAAGAAATCAATGAATTGTATCTAACCAGTACGGCTTTACCCAAGATACCCGATAAAGAAAAGTTAGATGAATTATGTATTCGATTAGTGGAACAGTCCTTAGGAGCAATAAATGAGTGAAGTATATGTTAGTGTAGATATCGAGTCAGACGGCCCCATTCCAGGGCCATACTCAATGCTCAGTTTGGGGGCTGCCGCTTTCGCTCCCAATGGCGAGCAGCTTGGCAGCTTCTCCGTCAATTTGCAACTTTTGCCCGGTGCCAAGGCTGACCCTGACACCATGGAGTTTTGGGCAAAGAATAAAATTGCCTACGAGGCCACACGCCAAGATATGGTTGAGCCGAGACAAGCCACAGAACAATTTGTGTCTTGGGTCAACGATCTGAGTGGCAAGCCTGTTTTCGTTGGATACCCTGCTACTTTCGATTTTTTATTCACATACTGGTATATCAAACATTTTGGTTATGATAGTCCATTTTCTTTTTCTGCTCTTGATATCAAAACATATGCCTGTGCTATGATGAAAACAGAGTATCGACAATCTACTAAAAAAAATATGCCTAAGCGTTGGTTCCCTGCCACACCGCATACACATGTTGCCCTTGATGATGCCGTGGAACAAGGGCAACTGTTTATCAATATGCTACGAGAAAATACCAATAAGTAAGCATACTGGTGATGGAAACTGAAAAGACATTACAAGTGTTTGTATCTCCCAAAGCTGCTGAGCAGGCTAAGCGACAATTGGAAAAACGTGGCACACCTCATGCTTATCTTAGATTGGGTCTCAAAGGTGGGGGATGTTCAGGCTTTACTTATGTTATTAAGTTTGAGGACACATCTCCCAAAGAGACAGATAAAGTCTTCTCATACCACGACATCAATGTTGTTGTAGACCCCAAAAGTTTATTGTATCTCAATGGGTGCACATTAGATTGGGAGCAATCTCTCTTGAAAAGAGGTTTCAAGTTTCTCAATCCCAATGAAAAATCATCCTGTGGCTGCGGTAAATCTTTCGCGGTCTGACAAAGGAACCATATGACGATTCATGGAATCTATACCAAGAGCAGACCAAAAAACAAGTGGCATCTCATATCATTAGCTATTTCTCCCGAAGCTGCCAATCACGAAGTGGGCGAATGTAAAAAGCAAGCCCTACTGGACGGAAACGAAGAAGCGCAGTTTGCCATTCAGATTTTTGAGACAGTTTTTTATATTCCTGAATATGTCAACGAGATAAAAGAGCAAAAACCGTTATTCAACTAATGGTTAGTTGGGATATATATCCTTTTGATATGTCAAAGGAAATATGCCCAACGCCCTCAATCTAACTGAGATCGACCAAGAACAAGCCCTCAATCTAACTAAGTTTTTCATTCGTTCTGGGCACAACTGTTTTCTTTTTGGACAAAGAGGTGTAGGTAAAACAGAGATTGCAATTCAGGCCGCCAAAGAGTGCAGGCTCAAAATCAATTATATAAATCTAAGTGTCATCGAACGCCCTGACTTGGCTGGCTACCCAGATATGAGTTCTCCTGGGGATGTTATCAATTTCAAGTCTCCTCATTTTCTACCTAAGCTAATAGGTGATGCTAAACCTGATAGCATCATTCTTTTCGATGAAGTAGATAAGGTGCAGCCAGAAGTGACCGCCCCTTTATTGGAGATTTTATTATTCAAGAAAATCAATGGCGTTCCTATCAATGCTATCTCTTGTATTCTGACTGGCAATCTTCCTAATGAGGGGGCCTTCTCTAATCAACTTAGCTCTGCCTTACTGGATAGAGGCGCTAAGTATATTTTGTCTTTCAACTTCGAGCGCTGGGTCGATTGGGCGAAAGCTAATAATGTCCACGATCTTATCATCGGATTTTTGCGTAGCGATCCACAATTTGCTTGCGCCTCCATAGAGGATACCGCTTATGCCTCCCCCTCGCCTCGTAGTTGGACTTGGGCCTCGCAGGCTTTGGTCAAATCCAAAGAGCTCAAAATACCTGATATCGAATCAGTCACTCAAATTATTTCTGGTTATGTGGGCAGTGAGGCTGGTTTGAGGTTCAAGTTATGGTACGAGTTCTATCGTAAGTTTGAGCCGTTTGTTCATTCCCTAATTGAACGCGGGCAGATGTCCCTCAACTTCGATGACTTAGTGCCTACTGAAAAAATTGTCTTCGTGATAGCGGCTTGCTATCATGCCAAGCTGAAAGTGTTCGCGGATAAGTCCAAGAATAGATTTATTTATTTAGAACACTTGTGCAATTTTTTCAATCAATACAAAGTAGAGACGGAGATGCAAGTGATGGGGCTCCATAATAGCTTTGATTTTGAGCAAATAAAAATTCATAAACTTTATCAATGTAAATTATTTTTTGACTTATTCACAACTTTGAGTGTGGGTGTTACTTTCAAGAAGTGATGCCCACCCCTTGACACACTAATTTATAGAATTACATTTTAGGCATGGATATTCATACCGCCGCTAAATATATGGATTTAGGGTATCGAGCCCGTAGAAGATCGTGGAAACCTGATGTGTATATTTGTTTTTGGGGCGCGTCAATTATTCGCGGCCCCGAAGGATCTGATGCTGTTCTTGGCATCAAATCCCTACTATCTGATGACTGGGAAATTCTAACCGAAGGTATTATCAATAATTTTCCGATTGAATATGGAGATTGAGTGCATTATATTTATGTGATACAAAATAAGCTCAATCTCAAATGTTATGTTGGGCAAACAAATAAGCCAAAATATAGGTGGTGGAAGCATAAAGATCACGTTCTCAAAAACAATAGAGATCAGGTAATTTATTCGGCTATGAAGAAGTATGGTATTGACAATTTTACATTTACCGTCATTGAAGAGTGGGAAACATTGGATGATGCTAATGAGGCAGAGACTTTTTGGATCGAATTGTTACAAACTCGTAAAAAAGAATTTGGATATAATATAGCGTTTGGTGGTGGTAATCGCACCATGCCAATTCATATTAGAAAGAAAATTTCTGCTACTCTCACAGGAAAACCAAACTCCTCTACTACGAAGTTCAAGCTCGGACATAATATCAATAAAGGTGATAAGGTTTTTGGAAGTATTCTCAACGATGATAAAGTTAGAGAGATAAAAATTTTATTACAAACTGATATGTATCAAAAAGATATTGCTAAATTATTTGGCGTATCCAATGCTACGATATGTATGATAGCCAATGGCAAAACATGGAAACATATATTATGAATATAGCGCCTAGATCACTGTATGACATATTTGCAATACTTGGATTGATTATTTCTTGTATAAGTGCCCTTTCCTTTATAAAAAGGAACCTGTATCTGATTATATTGGATGTGGAGAGAGATATTCGGGAGGTGAAGTGTAGGATAAATCCATATGGTATTGAACAACTTTTTGATATGTACGGCTTAGATCGCAGACCATATCTTGACCAAAAACAAAAACTTCTAAATAAATTAGAAGGCTCATTATCCTTTATACAGAAATATAAATTTAGGTGCGGCATAAAAATATGGTTTTTCTCAGTATTCCTAAATAGAAGAATAATTGAGATAGCCGGTTATCTTTATGACGGCTTGGCTTTTAGGGCGTAATGTGATTTTCAATATGTGGAGTTTTTCCAATGAGTGAGAAAGTATTCGACACTGAATATGGTCAATTGGTTTGGTATGAGAGTAATAGAAGTTTTAAGTATCTACGAGATGTGTATGTTCATTTTGGTCAGATGATTG